AAAACAAGTAGGTTAATAAATGGCACAATGGAATAAAGACAGTCAGAGTTATCTTCCTCAACATACAACATTATTTGAGGTAGTAGGACTTGCAGATAAAGATGGTAATATCATCAATACGTTTGGTGCGGCCTCTAATGTTCCTATTGCAAACGGTGATGTTCAAGGATATTCATCGGTTCATAAATTTGGTAAAAACCCTGACCTTTCAAATGGTACTGAAGAGACTATATGGGATGGTTCGAGTTTATACCCATGGTCTACATGGGATAGTGGTGCAGACAATGTATACCTCAAATCAACTACAACAGACACACAAGATGTTTTCATACAAGGTCTAAATCAAGATTGGGTTCTTACTTCAGAAACAATTACACTTACAGGAACAACAGCAGTCGCATCACAAAACACTTACAGAAGATTATTCAGAATGTATAATGCAAATTCAACAGATTTTGCTGGTGATATTTCTGCACACTATGGTTCAGGGACAGGTACAGTTGTTGCAAAGGTTCTAATAGGTAATAACCAAACACTTATGAGTGTCTATACAGTTCCAGCAGGTTATACTGCATTCATTACAGACGTAGAGTTCTCTTCACCTAAAAACGCAGAATTAGAAATGGATTTATACTTCAGACCGTTTGATAACGTTTTTAGAATACAACAGGCAGGTTCTGCATACGGTAGTCAATACATCAAAAAGTTTGATATACCATTAAAACTTACAGAAAAATCAGATATAGATTTACGTGCAACAGCAGGAACAGGTGGTGTAGTTGCAGCTGCATCATTTAACTTTATTTTAGTCGACAATACATACTTATAATGAAAACATTTCATCAAATTGCAATCAGTGAAACACTTGATACACTCCAACAGGAGAAAACAAACCTATTAGACAATCCGTTTAGATTAGGTTCCATGATGTATTTTGAGACCATCAAAGAAGCACGTAAACTAGTTGCAGAGGGTCGATACACACTTACAGAGGTTGACAAACAAATTCTAGAAACTGATTTAGGTGATTTTGAAGTATATGAGGGTAATTTAGTCCCTCTCGATTGTCCGATGATTGTAGAAGAAAAGGAAGAAAAACAACCTGAACTTAACAAACCAAAAGTCGGTGGCCCAAAGAAATATTACGTCTATGTGAAAGACGGAGACAAAGTTAAAAAGATTACATGGGGAGACACAACAGGTCTCAAAGTAAAATTAAACAATAAAGATGCAAGAAAATCATTCGCAGCTCGTCATAAATGTGACCAACAGAATGATAAAACCACTGCATCATATTGGGCATGTAGACTACCGTATTATGCAAAACAGTTAGGTTTGTCAGGCGGTGGGGATTTTTATTGGTAATATAAAAGGAGTATATAATGAGTAATGTGATAAGTGAATATTGGAATGAAGGTAGAAAGGCAGTCATCCGTAAAGAAAAAGAAGGGTTTGAAGTCGACTTATTCAGAGACGACTTAAGTGAAACACGAAAAGTCCACAATCATTCTGAAAGTTATGCAGAAGATGTTGCAGAAAACTTTGTGTTTGGGTTATTTGACATAGAAAAGGAAGGAAGTTTCTATGGATACAGAACAAAATCAGATAATTTTGACCCCGAAATCGATGACTAATCCCTATACAGAAGAAATTACTACACAACAAGGAACTGATAGGAAATTTGTTGTAAGAAAATTTGCAAGTGATGTGTCTGAAGAAGAACTGATATGGCATAAAGACCGTAAGAATAGAACCATACATATATTAGGTGGTTCAAAATGGAAACTGCAAAAAGAAGATGAACTTCCTATTGACTTGGAGGTAGGTAAGGAGTATTATATACCAAGATACACTTATCATAGAGTAATAAAAGGTGAGGATGACCTAGTAATAAGGTTCCCAATTATATAAATAATAGTACTATGAGTTATAAATCAGAAAACTGGAAAGAGAAACTTGAAGAAGTCCGTAATCACATTACTTTGAAAGAGGGTAGTGTAGAGAAGACTGCAGACGAGATTCTTGACGAAGAAATCGAACAGGAACTACAAAATTCTTTTGAGGAAGATACACTTCCTGAAATAGAAGACTTAGAGTCTGTAAACATAGAAGAAGACGTAATCTTAGAAGCATCTGCTGGTGAGATGATTGATAAGTTATTCAATCTTAAAGGTGATAAAGATGCACAGTATGGTGTTGCAAAGATGTTGAACATGACTGGTGTTAAAGTCATTCAATCTATGCAGAAACAAAATCCACAAGGATTCTTAAATACTGTAAAAGCACTAGGTAGAGATAACAAAATCAAACTTGCAACAAACAATGCATTAATGAAAATGTTTAAAGACCAAGGTATCAAACCTCTCAAAAATGAAGTCGAAGAAACTCCAGTGAGAGAATCAGTAGAAAAGACAACCGAAAAACTTGTAGAAAGAAACATGTTAGGTCGTCTTGCAAAACAATTGAAACTTAACGAAGAAGGTAAACAAAAAATGTTTGACTACTTTGAAAAGGGAGAACTTAACCAATGATACACGACCTACCTAAAGATTTAATCGAATCATCAAAAACTTTACTCAAACAAGGTAAAGATTATGATGAGTTTTTTCAATCTGCACTTAAAAAATTTGGTGTAAACTCACCTGCAGATTTCAAATCAGACGAAGAAAAGAAAAAATTCTTTGACTATGTTGACAAAAATTTCAAAGGAAAAAACGAAGAAGAATTAAAAAAAAAAGTTAACGAAGAACTGTTAGACGAAAACATTCAGAAGGTTGTAAAGTTATATCCAAGAGATAACGATTGGAAAAAATTAGTTTCAAAATATAAAAGAGACATCGAAAACTTTATGAAAGGTAGAAAAGATTTACCTGCAAAAGTAGAAGACGAACTCCTAACATGGGGATTCGACAACGGTGAAATCAAAAACGAAGATGATGCAGAAAACTTCATCGACAATATATTAAATGCATAGGAGTTGAAATGAATTTATTTCAAGAATTAAAAGAACTCGCAAGAAACGAATCTCTTAACGAGATATCTCAACAAGCAAAGATTCAAAAAGCAATAGATATTGCAACCTCAATGGGTGGTAATATGACAGGTGCTGTCAAAAGAATTGAAGCAATCAAAAGAGGTTTATCCAAAAATAAGAATGTTGCAAATGCATTAAGATTAGCAAACGAAACTGTATCAGAAAAATTTAAACCTTACCTACCAAAAGGTAGTGAAAGAGTAATAGACATGTATATCCAATTCAGAGGAAATGGAGAAGAGAAAGACTTTGCAAAGGCAAAGAAAATGGTCATGGATTATTCTAAGAAACATAAATTAGATATCAAAGACCACCCAAGAAACAAAGTATTTGGAACACCTCAAGAAGGTTCAAGTGCATATAAACTAAGTATCTATGCAAAGTTTACTAAAGACCCAAATCATGACTTTGCACCACTATACAAACAGTTATCAACACTAAAGACTGCAGAAGACCATGGTGGTGGTTATGCAAAACCAATCAAAGAAGAAACTGTATCAGAAAACTACAGAATAGCTGCAAGACACGGAATGGGAACTGAAGGTAAGAAAGAAGCAAGAGTCGGTCTAGAGTTAGATTATTACGATAGAGAAGGTGTAAAACACATGGGTAAAATCGTAAAGAAAGACTCTAAAGGTTATACAGTTAAAGACGATAAAACTGGTAAGATGCATACCTTTGTTTATCACGATAGAATCATAGCAAGAAAATACATACAGAAAATGGGTGACAATCTAGGAGAAGGTGCCTTCTCTGTTAAATTAAACAAACCATATAAAAGAGGTGATGAAAAAATGTATATGGACATCATCAAGAAATATGGAGGCAAAAATTTAAAGTTTTCACCACCAAAGGGTAGAGACCCCGAATTAGACATAACTTTCGATGGAGGTGATGTCAAAAAAATAAAATCCAATCTTCCTAATAAAGGTAAAGATTCAGAATGGATATCAGAAGGTGCAAATCCAGCACAACAGGCTGCAATCGCAATATCCAAGAAAGAAAAAGCAGGAAAGCCTGGATACGATAAAGAAGGTAAATCTCTGAAGAAAGAATCAGTCATGGACACCTATAGACAGATGTGGAGAGATGCATCAGATATCGTAGAAGTCACTGATAAAGAAATCAATGCAATGAAACAACTTTCAAAAGATGCAGAAAAGATTAAGAAAAATTATCAGAAGATTGTAAACATGGGTGACAAAGAACTTAAAGATATAAAGTATAATAAAGAATACGAAGATATCTTAAAAATGTCACAATCAGTATTATCATTGATTGGTAAACTTCAAACACAAAAGATTATAAACAAAGAATCATTAGAAGAAAAATTATCAAGGTCAGACCTAAAAGCAATTGACCAAATGTATGATAAAAAAGGTAATCTTACAGACATAGGTAAGGCAATCATGAACTATAAACCTGGCGATAACATTCAAAAGATTCTTCAAAAATTAAATAAAAAGTAAAATGAAAAACTTATTAGAAACATATAAGGAAATGCATCAAATAGAAGAGGCAAGAATACCTCAGTATAAACCTACTAAGTTTGAAGGTAAAGAGTTCGATAGAAAGAAAGAAATCAAATCTTTAGTGACTATGCAAAAGGCAATTCATAAAGTTGCAAAGATGCAAGATAATATGCAATACACAGCAGAAACAGGTGGAAGTCCTACAAGTGGAAATCCACATGCAATCTATCAAAGACTAGTAGATGCTGAACAGGAAATATTTAATTACATGGGTGGTATCGAAAGAGGATATTACGATGGTGTCATCGATATGGACAGAGACTAATGGAAAAAATGCTTACAGCAGATGCAAGATATAAAATCTTCAAAGAGAAATTGAAGAAACTTGGATATGTTAAGAAGTCTGCAATGGAAGTCAAAAAAATCATGGAGAAAATCGGTGATTTTGGAATGATGTCTGATGCAGGGAATAAGAAAGTTGCTCGTGCAGTATCACAATCTAAGAATGAAAATGAACTTAGACAAAAATTAGAGAAAATCTCTAAAATGGCAGGTGGTAAGTATTCAGAAGCAGGTGAAGATGAAGTAATCAGAACTGCTGTAGGTGCATTATCAGATAAGTCTAGTGGAACACAATCATGGGCAGACAAAAACATTTTAGTACAATTAGGTCAATTTAAAGACCTTACTAATGTAAAACAGGGTGAAGTATCAACTAATGACAATAAGAAAACTAAGGTCAAAAGAGATGATGCAGTTAAAGTTTATGACACTTTAATGAAGGTTAGAGCACCCATAAGACATAAATACATACAGTTATTACAGAAAGACACAAAGTCTTTCAAAAAGACTTTTGATACAGTTTTAAAAGTCGCAAAATAGGAGAAAAAAATGGCACTTTGGGGAATAACAGACGCTGATGAAGCTAAACCAAAATACCTGAAACAAGAAGATAAAAACAACACTGTTGCAAAAGCAGAAGGTTGGGTTTTAAAGAAAGCAGTTGGTTCTAGAAACTTAGAAGAAGTTCTAGTTGCAGTTGGTTCAAATACAAACCTTGCAACTGCATTAGGTAATGCAGACATCACTGGAGTATGGTTCAAAGATGCATCATATGACCAAGGTGATACTGGAACTGTAGTTGTTAACTACAATGAAAACGTTGATGTGACTAACGGTGCAACATTAGTTGTCACTGGTTCAGTATCAGGTGCAATTACTGCTACTGCAGCTGCACATGATGGTAAAAACAACATTGAGTTCACATTTACTGTCCCTGCTCAAACTGAAGACCTATCAATCGGTGCTCAGACAATCAGTGGAACTATCGTAGACGATGGAACATCTACTGCATCTGATAAAGTATTCGTGACAGGTGACAGATTGGGTTCAGGTGGAACAGGAACTTACGCAGATATTAGTGTAGCATAATGAAAATTAAAGTTTTAGGTTCAGAGGTTGCATGTGGAACGTCTACTACCAATGGTTCAAACTTTGGTGGTGCGACTGTTGTAAGATTATACAACACAAATGCAGCCGACCAACTTATTTCAGTAGAGGATTCAAGTAATTCTCTAATAGGTACCTTTACACTTAAAACAGGTGCAACTGAACTTGTAGAAAAAACTCAGTCAGATGAGATTTTTGCAGGTTCAAGTGATGTTTTAGGTGTTGGTGTCGCAATTACAACATAGGAAAAATTATGAAATCATTTAAAAATTTTATAACAGAAGCACAAGGAATAGATTTAAGAACTTCAGAGAAAGTTCCTTATGATATAAATGATGCAGACGTTAAGGCAAAAATCAATGCGATTTTAGGTCACACTGCAGTATCAGAATTTCTAAATCCAATGTCTGCAGTAAAACAAATGGAAGCGAAACTTGCACTATTAGGATTAAATAGAACAAGTGTACCATCAGAAGACCCAAGAAATGAAGTTTCTGATGTAGAGTTCAATGAAGGAAACGGTTCATTTGTTATGCCATTTTCTAGATATGGACAAATCATGGGTAAATCAGTAGACACACCTATCGATGAAATCGAAAAAGAAGAAATAGTCTACAATCTTAACATTCGATACGAACAGTTAGAAACAGGTTCTTACAAAGTTTACGGAACTTTAGATTAAGGTTTTCTCTAGTATACCTATATACTAGAGAGAAACTTAACAATTATATATTATGGGTCTTTTTGACAAATTAACAACAAAAAACTTTTCTGCATACGCACTCAAACACTATGATGACCCTCAATGTGAGGACATGGAAGATTTTGAAGAGGATTTGCGTAGATTTAGATACTTCAAAAGATTACTTCATAGATATTATGAATCAGGTGAAATGAGAGAACGTCTCATGTTAAACCACCTTATCACACTTTTCAATGTCTTTGGATACGAACCTTGCATGAGAATGTTAGAGTTCAAAATAAAAGAACAAAGATATTGGTGTTCAATCAAAACCATGTTATTATACCTTGGATACATAGAGGAAACATGGAGACCCGAATTACCCTTAGAGGACGAATTAGTAGATAGATTAAGAGATTTATAACGTGCTGGTTTAGCTCAGTTGGTAGAGCAACTGATTTGTAATCAGTAGGTCGTCAGTTCGAATCCGACAACCAGCACCATCTTAATTGTATAAATAGTATTATGGTCGGTAAATTAGTAAACACATTAATAGTCTTTAAAATAATCAAAATGTTAACAACACCTTTTGAGGAAACTAAGGCGTATGAATTAGGTCTTATTGACAAAGACGGTAATAGAATCAAGAAGAAAGATATAGTAAGTAGTGTTGAGAAGAGTGCATACACTATGTTAGATAGACTAGTGTTTAATCTTAAAAGAATAATCAATAAAGTTCCTTTTGGTAAATCTAAGTTTGCCTCTTATGCAATTGCACTTGCACTTCTAAAAGAAGAAACAAAAATGACTGAAAATCAAGCAGACGAGTTATGTGAAGATTTCTATAAACTTCTTAAACAAAATGATTTATTAGTACCTGAAGATTTATCTGAAGCCGCACAAATTCCAACTGGATTGGTTGGTGAAACTTACAGATTAAGAAGACAATTAAAAGAACAAAACGAAAAGATATATCCCGAAAAAACAGAAATTACCCTTATCGGTGAACATAGTATAATTTATGGAATCAGATTATATGTGGGTCAGATAGAAGGGGATAGAGTCTTGGTGACTGCAGATGACTTATATTAAAAACATATTAGAAGTTAATGAGTTAGTTTTTGATAAACCCCACAAACCTTTTAAAAAGAAAGAGTCGGATAAACTATTTGACGACAAATGGATGGACATGGACGTTCCTCCTCCACCCTCAAATGATTCTAAACAAACACTCGCAGAAATAAATGAAATCATTGATAGAAGAGAAATGTTATCAGACTTTGATAAAAGAGTCTATATAAACACCAACAAAGACACTTGTTATTATATAAAGGAACACTTAGATGGTCAAGACCTAGAATATGATTTAGAGGTCATAGAACGCATTACAGACTCCGTAAAACACATTGGTAGGTATTATAAGAATAAGTTCAACAGACCAAGACCAAGACAAATTGCAGAAAAATTAGGACTTGAGAAGTTCTCTCACGAAAAATTAGAAACAACAAATTCACCTGCATATCCATCAAATCATGCATTACAGGCACGTATGGTTGCACATTATTATGGAGAAAAGTATCCTGCACAAAAGAAATACTTATTAAGAGGTGCAGATATGAGTGCAGAAGGGAGAATAAATGCAGGAGTGCATTACCCTTCAGATAAACATTGTGCATATATGATTGCAGATAAACTTAAAGAATTTTTTAAATCAGACAAACTAAATGAGGATGCACCCCTAAATGCAACAGGTAGTGCAGTATCATCTAATGTTCCGATAGTGAGAAAGAAAAAGAAACACACTCCAAATTTAGTTTTTGATAAGATTTATAAACGTAAATTTTAAATTATGAAATATTTGAATTACTTAGCCCTACTTACGTCTATCGTTATTGCAGGAATAGCTGCATACTTTTCAGTCATAGGAATGGCAACTATGTTTGCAGGTGCATTTTTGGGTACGGTTGTAATGATGTCTGCATTAGAATTTGGTAAGTTAGTCACTGCTGCCTATCTACACCTTGCATGGGAAAAACTCAATTATCTAAAATGGTATCTACTCTCTGCAGTTGGAGTGTTAATGTTAATCACTTCACTTGGTATTTTTGGATATTTGTCAAAGGCAAACATCGAAGTGTCACTTGTAGGTGACGGTAATAATCTAGAGTTATCAATACTAGATGTCAGAATACAAGCAGAAGAAGATAAGATTAAAAGATTACAGGATAGAGTGACAGGTCTAGATTTGGTTGTGACCACTGGTAGACCACAAGATAGAAACTATATCAACAGACAACAGAGAGAAGAACGTCAACGGATTGCAGAAGACATTGACACTTCTGTTGAACTTATCACTCAATACACTGAAGAAAAACTACCGATACAAAGAAAACAACTCGAACAAGATTCTAAAATAGGCCCTATAAAGTATGTTGCAGAGGTGATATACGGTCAAGAGGAAAGTGTCAAGTACCTTGACAACGCAGTTAGATGGGTCATTTTTGCACTTATTTTTGTGTTTGACCCACTTGCAGTGTTATTACTAGTGTCAAGTGCAGGATTAATTGCACACCCATCAGGAGTAAATAGTAAACGTTTACCCACACAAAAAATTGTTTTACAAGTTCCAAAAAAGAAGGTTTTAGACTTGTCAAAAGATAAATAATAGGTTAATATTAACTATAGGAGAACAACATGTCAAGTTATACAGACCCAAATGGAGTAGAGATTACAGTCCCTACTGAACTTGCAGCGAGAAAGGCATGGTTTGAAGGTGCAGGTGCTCCAGTGCAACCTGAAGGATATGATGACATGGAGGATGATAATCCTGCAAAGATTTCATACGACACTTCACTTGCAACAAACCAATCTCAAATTGCAGAAATTCAAGCACTTATAGACGCTGAATAATAAAAAAATCCACTTGTAAAAACATGCATTTAGTGTTATACTGAATGCATGTTATGGTTGGAACGAAAATACTTAAGTATGGTGGCTTCCCATTTGGAACAATCCAAGTGGAAGAATGAGAATACGTTAAATCACCGTTGTAATTATTGTGGTGATTCTCAAAAGAACAAATATAAAGCAAGAGGATTTCACTTTCTAATAGAACAATCTTTTGTATACAAATGTCACAATTGTGGAAAATCTACTTCCTCACAAAATTTCCTAAAAGACCATTTTCCAACTGTACATAAAGAGTTCGTCAAAGAACTTATGAAAGAAAAGTATGGGAAGAAAACTGAAAACAGAAGAATGCCTAGTGCAAATGTTTTCAAGTTCACTCCAAAAAAAGAATTACTAAATAAAGAACGTAAGGATGTAATGAGTATTGAAAATCTAAAATTTTTGTGCAAACCTTGTAATGAGGTACCAGTCGCAAAACAATACTTAGAAGATAGAAACATACCAAAACATCATTACAATAATCTATGGTATATTGAAAGACCTCAATCTTTATCTTACTTACATAAAAAGTACAGAGATAGAGTTTTAGGTAATGACCCTAGAATTATATTGCCGTTTATTAAAGACGGTGAACTCATAGGTCTAAGTGGGAGAGCAATCAATAACTCTCCTCTTAGATATCTTACTATGAGATTCAGGGATGACCTTCCACTCATCTTCAATCTTGATAACGTGGACAAAACAAAAACTATCTATGTGACTGAAGGGCCGATAGATAGTTTATTCCTACCAAACAGTATTGCAGTCGGTGGTAGTGATTTTAAGAAAATCGACAAAAAACTTAAAAACAATAGTATAATCATTTATGATAATGAACCACGTAATACAGAAATACTTAAAAAAATAGAAGAAGTAATCGAACTAGGATACAATGTATGTTTGTGGGACGACAAACGAGTACAAGACCTAAAAGATATTAATGATATGATACAAAGTGGATTGACAAAAGAAGAAGTGAAAGATATAATTGATAAATCAACCTTCAGTGGTTTATCTGCGAAACTGAAGCTTAAGGAGTATAAGAAAGTATGAACACAGATATCAAAGTTGTAAAGTCTGATGGGTCAAAGGTAGAAATAAATTTAGATAAAATCCATAGAATGGTTGAGAAAGCATGTAAGGGTATTACAGGTGTTTCTGAATCATTAGTAGAAATGAATAGTGGTCTCCAATTCTTTGATGGGATTACAACTCAAGAAATACAAAAGATATTGGTAAAAAGTGCAAGTGATTTAATCTCACTTGAATCACCAAATTATCAGTTTGTTGCAGCTAGATTACTATTGTTTGGAATACAGAAACAAGTGTTCAATACAAAATGGAAAGACTCAGAAATCTATCCACCACTTGGTGATATCATTCAAAGAAATATAGATTATGGAGTTTACGATTCTGATATACTAAACTTTTATTCAGAAGAAGAGATAGAGGAACTAGACAAATACATCAAACACGGAAGAGATACAGATTTTACATATGCAGGATTGCAACAGATTGTAGATAAGTATCTAGTTCAAGATAGGTCAAACAATCTTGTATACGAGACTCCACAATTCATGTACATGTTAATTGCAATGACATTGTTTAGAAATTATACAAATAAATTAGATTATGTAAAGAGGTACTATGATGCAATATCAACATTTAAAATCAACATACCAACCCCAATTATGGCAGGAGTTAGGACACCACTTAGACAATTTGCATCGTGTGTCCTTGTCGATTCAGACGACACTCTCGGAAGTATCTTCTCGTCTGATATGGCTATCGGAAGGTATGTCGCACAAAGAGCAGGTATCGGAATTAACGCAGGAAGAATACGTGGTATTGGTGCAAAAATTAGAGGTGGTGAAGTCCAACATACAGGAGTTATTCCTTTCCTTAAAAAATTTGAATCAACAGTACGATGTTGTACACAAAATGGTGTCCGAGGTGGAAGTGCAACTGTTCACTTCCCAATATGGCACCAAGAAATCGAAGACATCATCGTACTCAAAAACAACAAAGGAACAGAAGACAATAGAGTACGTAAATTAGACTATTCAATACAATTATCAAAAATTTTCTATGAAAGATTTCTGAAGAATGAAGAGATTACATTATTCTCACCTCAAGATGTAGAGGGATTGTATGATGCATTTGGAACACCTGAGTTTGATGAATTATACATGAAGTATGAACGTGCAACTTCTATTCCCAAGAAGAAAGTAAGTGCAAGAGAACTTATTACAGATTTATTAAAAGAACGTGCAGAGACTGGTAGAATATATATTATGAATATTGACCATTGTAATGAACATAGTAGTTTTCTTGACAAAGTGAACATGAGTAATCTTTGTCAAGAAATTACTTTACCTACAGACCCAATCGAACATATTGATGGGGATGGTGAGATTGCATTGTGTATATTATCTGCAATCAACGTAGGTATTGTTAAGGAAGAAGAACTAGAGAACCTATGTGACCTTGCAGTCAGAGGATTAGAGGAGTTGATTGATTATCAACAGTATCCAGTTGTTGCAGCTCAACGGTCAACACTTGCAAGAAGAAGTCTTGGTATAGGGTACATAGGACTCGCACACTTCCTTGCAAAGAATAAGGTGAAGTATGATGACCCTAATGCATGGAACCTTGTCCACGAACTTACAGAAAGTTTCCAATACAATCTATTACGTGCATCTAACAATATTGCAAAAGAAAAAGGTGCATGTGAATACTTCCATAGAACAAAATATGCAGAAGGTAAATTACCTATTGACCATTATAAAAAAGAAGTAGATGAGATTGCAAATCCTAAACTTAGATACGACTGGGAAGGATTAAGAAAAGATATAAAGGAGTTCGGTCTTAGACACTCTACACTTTCTGCACAAATGCCTTCAGAGAGTTCCTCAGTGGTTTCTAATGCAACTAATGGAGTAGAACCACCTAGAGATTATCTAAGTGTTAAGAAGAGTAAGAAAGGAACACTCAAACAGGTTGTTCCACAATACTCACATTTAAAGAACAGTTATACACTTCTATGGGATATGAAATCTAACGAAGGGTATATCAATGTGGTTGCAGTAATGCAGAAGTTCTTTGACCAAGCAATTAGTGGAAACTGGTCATACAACCCTGAAAATTATGAGAATGGAGAAGTTCCAGTATCAGTAATGGCAAGAGACTTGTTGAATACATATAAATACGGTTGGAAAACTTCGTATTATCAGAATACCATGGACGGTAAAACTGAAGATGTAATAGAAGATAAACCAAGTGCAGTAGAAGATGCAGCTAATATAATGTCAAATTATAATGACGAGGAGGATTGTGACGCCTGTGCAATATAATGAAAAAAATGTAAAAATTCAAACTACATTTAACGATGGTAATAAACCAATTACTGGTTGGACTAATGAAGAAACCATGTTCTTTATGGAAAATGGATATCTAGTGTTAAAGAATTTTGTTCCTAAAGAAATAATAGAAATGGCGATGGACGTATGGAAGACTATCGAAAGTCAACCTCGTATGCATGATGCAATTTTTGATTTAGAAGAAGATATTATATACAAATCACCAACTGAAAGTTTATTTAAATCACACGGTGGACACACAACACCTATGGGTGTGATGATGCATAATTATCTTACTAAAAGGTTGAATGAGGTTTTAGATTTATCTCTTCAAGAAACATATGTGTACACAAGAAAATATGACCGAGGTGCATAT